TGGCTCAGTTAATGATTGTATTACTGTATTACTTGAACATCCGTTAATATCTGTTGCCTTAACTTGGTATGTTCCTCCACCTACACCAAGGAATAGACCTGTACCATTACTTTGTAATAATACAGTACCACCAGCATTCCATAACTGGAATGTGTAACCACCAACATTAATCGGTGCATCTGGATTACCACCAGTAGCACTAGCATTAATGAAACCATCAGTTAATCCATTACATGATATATTAAATCCACCACCATATGATGAAATTGAATCAACTTGAACCACAATCGCTGTTGGTTTAAGTAATATAATTTCTACTTCTTCTTCACAACCATTGGCATCCTGAACTGTACCGATATATGTACCAGTACCTGTTAATGAACCTTGGAATGAGGATGCTGGATAAGCTATAGTTGTTCCATCTGGGTATTCCCAAGATATTTGATATGGAGGTGTACCACCACCAATTGAAGCTATACCAACAACACCATCAGAACCATCCACACAAGAAATATTAGTCTTGGTTGATAGAGGTACTATCGCTGAAGGTTGTGTAAGTACATTTACCACCACATCTGTTTGTCCAATGGAATCAGTTGCAGTTGATGTGTACGTTCCAGCCTGTAAACTAGTCTGACTGAACAATGTAGATGAATATCCACCAGGTCCAGTTGTACTAACTGAATATGGTGGGACACCACCACTAACAGTTAAATCAAGCATTCCTTGGAAGGAACCATTACATAATATATCAGTAGGTGATACTGATAACACCAATGGTGGTGGCTCAGTAACATCTAATGTTGATATACAAGTTTGAGGTGTTGGTAGACTACTATCCGTTACGGTTACCGTATAGTTACCCGCTGGTAGTCCAGTGAATAAAGTAGAGGCACCAACTATTGTTTGAGGACCATATGTTACCAAAGTACCATTATTAAATGCTACAGCATTATAAGGTCCAACACCACCACCCACACTACTTACCAATAATTCCCCATCAGTAGCACCGTTAGTCGTTACTGGTGTTTGTGTTACATCACAAACTATTGGGAATGGTCCGTTTACGGTAAATGAAGCTTGCGCACTATTACCTTGTGAATCTGTAACAATAACTGTATATGTTCCCACGGGAACACCAGAAATGTCTTCAGTACTTGCCATAAAACCTAAAGGTCCTGTCCACGTATATGTGAACGGCCCAACACCACCAATAATTGTAATATCGATAGCACCATCTGCACCACCGAATATAGTAACATCAGTTACATCACCATCTATAATGAAATCATTTGGTTCTGGGAAATCACAAGTTGTGAAATATTTAGCCATAGTCTTCTCTAAAGCTGACTTACCTGTTTCCGTACCAAAGTAGAAATAGAATGAATTATTCTTTGGTTGTTTAATAACTTGTCCGAAATTGATGTCTCTGAAATTAAAGTAATTACCACTAGTGAAAGTCATGTTAGTTGGTAACGCTGTTAATGAAGGGTCATTCAATAATGCAAAAGCATCCCTAATGAATAGATTATCAATATCACAGTTATCAATTATAGCGTTAGGCGCACCTGCACCACCACCTACGGTTGGTACACACCCAAGCCCAGCGGGTTCATCTTGTCTATCTTCATCGAGTCCAACACCAATCTCACATATTCTACTAATGTTTATACAGTTCTGTGTGTTCGTGTTGATACCAGCACAACTAATACTAAACATTAATGAGTCTTGGAATCCAACTCCATCCATACCACTATTTACTAGGTCACCAGTAACATCATCAAATTCACCTGTTAATGGTGGAATTATATATGATGTTGATACTAGTTGGTCTATGATATGTGGTTCTCCTTGCCAATCACATTCAAATACAGCACCTAAGCTTGAGATGTCAGTTGCGAATAATTTATAATCCTTACTGTGGGTGTATGCTGCATAGTAATATTCATCTTCAAATTTCTTAATAAGACCATCTTTAATGAGGTCTTTATCATCACTATTAGCACCGTTACCAACACAAGTATCAACTAACCAGTTTCTTTTACAGTTGTTGTCTGGATTACCATTGTTGTCACCATCAACACCACCACCGAATTCATCACAATCGAATTCACAGAATTTCTCTTTTCCTTTCTTTTTCTTTTTGTACTTAAGAAGGAATGAATATAATGTACCATTAATCCAGTCATTATAAAATTCGAATTCGAATACATTTAAGCTCTCAGCAAGTGTTAAAGCAACACATTCAGCCCAACCACCATCAATACCTGCGTGGCCGTGTCCATCACCCATCCAGTGGTCAACTGGGTTGCTTTCCTCAGCAGCCTCCAAACCTATAGTACCATCACCACAACCTGGTGCATATCTCTGACTATCACATTCCAATGTAATACATGGGATATAAGGGATAATTGCTTCGGTATTACATTTCTTACACTCTGAATCCTCACATGTACCACCTAATTTTTCACATAACTCTTGTCTACAGTCTGCCCTACTGGATGCACTTAATAAGTGTTTTAAGAAACAAACTATCTTACCGATAAAGAAGACTACCTGCATAATAACATTCAAAATAGCATTAATAATCGCAATGATGACGTTAAGTAACCATATAATAACCATATTAATTAGTGATACAATAAAACTAATAATCAATATTATTATACATAATATCGCAAAGAGTGGGTTGAAGTCGCCATCCAATCTGTTGTATGGAAATGGTGTTTTAGTACCTGGGCAATCATCAACATCTTTCATACCAATGAAATTCTTATTATTCCCACCACCAGAAGTCTGGAACCTAGGAATAAAATTTCTTACAGTATAAACCTTATTCCAATGAAGGTCTCTGAAGTGTAAATCATCGGTGGTTTCATTGAAACTATAATCTGATTCAGCATACGCATTTGGATTATGTGGTACCAAGTATTTAGCTCTTGTTCTTAACCTACCTTCTCCACCAGTGATATCCATACCAACCCTAAATCTAACTCTAGCCCTAGTAGGTATACCCTTTGTGGTATCTTCAGAAGGAATCAAATTACCGAATTCATCAGTAACAACATAATCTAGGTTCATAGGAACTTGATAACACCATGTTCCATCATCATCAATTACACGACCACCTTGAACGTCAAATCTCTCAATAGTATCATCTGACCGCTTCCTAATCATTTCAACCGAACCTTCACCCGTAACCATCTCACATATCTTACCTAGGTTTTTCTTAGGTCGACATCTCTTGTTAATACTATTTTTTTCACTATCACCGAAAACACTACCCATGAAAATAGCGGCTGGTTTTAAATTGTAATTCAAATCCATATCAACTCTAGTGATACCAATCTCACAGTTTTCTGGGTCACCCCAAAAAGGAACAACGTTGACACCAACGTTCATAGTCTTAATCTGAGGTAGATTGTCTAGATTATCATTACCACTAAATTTAGTTGGGGAATCGAATTTTTCTTTTGGAACACCTTGACTGATAAAATCGTAAGGTCTTTGGGATAGAATCCCAATATCAGAAATATCCACATCCATATGAAGGATATGGTTACCAACTGGTACTCCAAATATCATGAAATCACCAGCTTCGTTTGTAGTTGTTGTGAACTTGTAGTATCTGTTATATACTTCAAGCATTGTATCATTATCCTGAAACTCTCTTTTACTAGGACGTGACCCCACTGGGGTGTGACATTCGTTCTGACGGTCTTTAGGTAATAGATTATACCTCACACCATCAACATCTTTATCTGTAACTACTTCAAATGGATAGAGGTCGGAGATTTCTTCATCTCTTCTATCCTCATCCGTTATAGGGATGAAAACAGATACCTTTGCGTTTGGAACTCCAAACCCATTATTAACAATTACACGACCTACAACAACTCCATAATCAGAACAAAAACGCCTATACGCTTCCTCTTGAGAAATCTTTAATGAAAGAATCTCAATGAAATCGAAGTCTTGCTCTAACTTAACCTTAATATTTTTATCAGGTATTCCAGTTTCGAGAGCAGATTCATTTCCTACAGTTGTTCTAATTCTTATACTCTTGGACATTCGCCTTACTTAATTACATCCACTTTTTCTACCATTTCGTAGTCATCTGGGTCGATATCTTCATTTGAAGTATCGTCCTCTTCATCTTCCTCATCCTTATCTTTCGAATTAATCCTTTTAGCAAACTTGTTTAAGAAACTAGTTGCATTGATGGTGCTATTATTAAGAACAATAGTCTTAAATAACACCAAAATAATAAAGGGGTAGAGAATGGTTAAAATTGGAATACTGATTAAGAATAATATTAATTTGAATAATATATGATTCGTAAAAGCGATATGTTTATTATCAACTCTTCCGAAACCTGTTTCTGTTCTTTCACCATTTTCTCCTGTTTTACAATTACATCCCATAACTTTTTTTGTTTAAATATAACTTCATTTACGACAAAAAGAAAGATTAATTGCTTTTAACCCTAACCTTTATGTCCATACTAGGAAACTTAATCTCAAACATACTGGTCGGTTCTCCGAACACAGTGAATGCTTCTGAGATATCAATTTGTCTTGTATCATTGTCAATAAGGGGTTGTGAAACCTCGTTTAATGAGTATTGACCCTCACCAACTTTATTGAATATTCTCATGTCAACAACGTTAAGAACCCCACCAACATTATTCAAATTTTCAATTAATTCAGATAAGAAAACATCCTCACCCATTACAAATTTGTTAATATCCATGAAACTACTAACCTCTGAAATTGCTTGAGAGATGATTTGAGATGATGGAAATTGTTTATCCACAAATAAATCTATTTCAAAAGCTAGATTTATAATTCTACCGTTTTCAATTTCAACAAAATCATTAATCATTCTAACATTTGATAGATATTCAGCAATATTAGACCTCAACGTACTAGTTGATGAATTAGTTAGCTTACCTGTATCATCCAAACCTAGTATGAAGACCTTAATCTTATTTTGTTCCTCATAAACACCACACCTGAATGGAACACCAAACTCACCTGGCATAGTACCAATCTGAGCTAAGTAATCAGGAATAGTAACCGCTCTACCTTGTGCTGCAAAATTATATCTCACTAGATTTCTAATTTCCTCAACTGATGGTTCATCCCTTCCACCTAAAGCTGGAACTGGATTCGTAACAGTAAGACTCTTCTCTACTTGTAAATTAGTTGCGGCATCTGGGCCATTAACAAACATATTCACTAAACCAACACTTGTTAGTGTAGCTGGACCAACATTAGAAGCCGAACCACCACCCACTCTATATTGAATGAACATTGTCTGGTTAGCACTAACTGTAATCCCTAGAGATAGGTTATTAATAAAATCACCCATTCTATTAACCAATGATTTATCCACATCAAAGTCACATAGTGAATCGATGTCTTGTGAACCACCACCCAAAATCATTTTCAAGAAACCTTCATCAGTAAATTCAGTTATGAATCTTTGGTCAACCCTAACAAACTTACCTGGTTTAATACCAGCAACATCAGATGTTTTATCAACATCCTCAATGAATACTGTATCTTGTGCTAATGCATCTACTTGGTACCACCTCTTACTTGGGTCTGCAAATTGACTGATAGTTGGGTTGGTTGTATAATTAGTTCCCTCTAATGTGATTACTGATTCTACTGAAAGAACATCTGAATCGGGTAAAACTATTTCTAAGAATGGTCTAACATCACCAGCAGTTAAAATCTTCTTATAGATTTTAGTCTGTCCATTAGTTACCAATTCTCTTTTTGTTAATGTATAATTAATGATTGTCCCGTTAGCATCTTGATTAGGGATAATAAGTCTGTTTGGAATCCCACCTGTTGTAAATGGTGATGAAAAATCAATATCATCTGTTGTTTCAAAAATCTTACCAGCACCATTAACTTGAGCACCCTTCTTTAATACTGGTGCATAAGCGATATCAAATGTATCACCTAATGTTGGTACTACCACTGAAAAATCTACGATTGAAACTGATGGTCTTTTACCAGGAACGTTTAATCCGAAAGTCCTTGCCATTGAAAGGATTGATTTCCTTTCTTGTGCGAATTCTAATTTTGTTTCGTTGAATGCTTTATCTGTGTGGAACGATAACATGTCACCAACAGCGGCATTAAGTTCCAAAAGCATCATACCTACTGATGCATCATTAAAATCATTGAAGATGTCTGGGTAGTATTGTCTAACGAAGTTAATCAATTCCGTTCTAACATCAGCAAAGTTTCTAGCAAAATAATTTATCTTACGAGCCATATCAATATTTTATTAAATTGTTATTACAATAAAGTCAGATTGCTGGAATACATCATCTGTAATGGTATATTCTATTGTAACCGTTGCTAAGTGTTCATTTTGGTCACTCTGTTCAACCGTAACACCATCTATCTGTAAATTGGGTAAGTATTTCTTAACCGTAGTAGTTATTTCTTGTTTAATCTCTGAGTGAGTAATACCGTCATTGGGCTGGAAGATGTATTTAAGCAGGTTTGTGCCGAAATCTGGGAGATATAGTCTCTCACCCTTCCTAGTAAGAACTAAGTGCATTAAATCGGCTTTAATTGCATCTGCGTCAGTGCTTGTTAAATCGATGAAATGACCCTTTCTACTATCCTTAAACGGGAAATTTATATTAATAAACTTATTCTTAGCCATAATTGTAACCTTTATATCATAAATAGGTACTAAATTATTTTCAGAACTAAATAGTAACAAAAAAAAGAGGGTAACCACTAAAGGCACCCTCTTTCTCAAATATAATATGATATTTTACTTATTGCTTGATTAAAGATTTCACATCAACATCGACTTCACAAGCACCTCCACCACAAGCAACTTGACCTGAATGGTCTGTGTTGTCTTCAGTTTCAACAACCTTAGTTAAATCGACATTCTTAAGAGATTTAAGCATTCTCCTATATGTTTTCTTATCACAATCTTCAAACGGAGCTTGTACATAGCTACCACCATCATAAGGAAGTACTGAAATTCCATTGAACGTGTCTCTATTGTGCCACATCCATTCTCCAACACCACCCCATTCATTAATACGGTAGATAACGTTACCCTTGTCGTCCTTCTTGTCTTCTAAGATAACTTTTCCGTCAGTACCCTTAATAGGGTTTCCAGCAGCATCCTTCTTAGAAATCTTAACTGCTTCTTTTTTAATTGGTACTGTTACTGATACATTGTGAGTATTTTGACCATCAGTGTGACCATTTCTCACCCACTCAGTATTAAACCTACGTACTCTATCCAAAAGCTTCATTGGGCTCTCGAACCTATATAGTGCATTCTTCGGTGCTTTTTGAGGTACCGAAATTACTGCTGAGGTTTCTGGTGTGAAGAAATCATCCTCAACCAATTCTGGGTGATTAATCAATAAGTAAGTGTAAATTGATTCATTCTTACCAACTCTCAATCTTCTAATGTAGTAATCATTATGCCAAGCGTGAATCCCAGAAGAAGTTCCTAATACAAGTGAACTAGTCCCAGACGGTTTAACTGTTGTTGTTCTAGCCGCTGGATTAATTCCCAACAACTCAGCTACTCTAGCGTTTTCTTCTTTAACTACCTCAGCCGCTTCTTTAAGGTCGTACTTTAGAACTACACCAGAACCAATTCCAGTCATTCCAACGCCAACCAAAGCATCTTTCTCAGTTGTCTTCTTCCATATATCTCTTAAGTAATGGAAGTCAGTGTATCCAGCTTGAAGAGTTCCAATTAATGCTGCCGCTTTAACACGTTCATTCAAGTCTTTCTGAGATGTAATGTTTGAAGCATTAATTTCTGTTAAGTTACAGAATTGATTGGGTCTAAGTGCAATCTCACAACATGGATTGGTTCCCCAATCTTTATCGTTTGAGAAATATACACCTGGTTCACCAGAACCACTTGCCTCAATCTTATTCCACAGTTCGAAGAATTTATCTTCAGTAATTTTATGTCTTAACATCACAGCAGAGTTATTAGCTCTTGCTCTTTGTGGATTAAGTTCATACCAAGCACCGAACTTACTAGTCAACATCTCATTATCGTCCATTGAGAACAATGAGATTAATGCCGCTCTTCTAATACCACCAGCCAATACTGCATCAGCAATATAACAAACGATGTCGTGTACTTCTAATGTAGACAACTTTTCATCGTTATTTTTGGTATCAAGTACTTTTTGAATATTGTGGATACAGTCCTTTAATGGCTGTGGACCTGGTGCTTTACCACCACTGGTCACCAAAAGAGCCCCTTTAGGTCTAATATCACGGTAATCGAATACTGGTGTTGATTTAAGCATACCGAAGTATGACTTCATTAAAATCTTCACCGCATCGGCCCAACCTTCTATAGAATCCCCAACCAAATATCGTTTGGTTCTTTTAGGGTTAGGTTTTTGAATGTCTGGTAATTTTTCTATGTGGTGTTTTTGGACTGAATATCCAACACCAGTACCACCTAACAGAAGGAACATCGTTTCACTGAACGCTCTCCAATCATCAATCGGCAAGTATGCACAATTGTAGATTCTGTTAGGGGCAACTTCAATCGGCTTACCACCGAATTGAAGGCTTCTCATTGAAGGTAAAACCTTCTTATCATACACCAATTTAAAAGCGTCCTCAATCTCATCTTTCATGTGAGGATACTTTCGTTGGTGCATCTCTTTATTTCTTGTCACTAACTCTTCCCAAGTTTCTCTTCTTTGTAACTCAGGTAAGTACTTAGCGTACTTCATGTGGACAGTAATGTCCGATAGGATACTAGTAGATACATCCATAGCCATCTTAATCTTAAATCTAAAATGTTATTTTTTTAGGTACCTACCTCGTCATCATTGGAAGTGGTCTCTGCGGTTTCTTCTTTCTCAGCGTTTTCTTTTTCTTTTTCCATCTCTTCTTTCCGCTTCTTGTTCGCTTCCATTAACATCGAAACTCTATTTGTTTCGAACTCTCTTGCTTTTCTTTCGTTTTCATTCTTGGCTTCTAGGAACGATTGGGCTCCGCCATCCTCAGTCATATCGATTGCAACCTTTGCATTGTCAAATACAATATTGTCAAATCGAACACCGTCTCTTCCAAATCTGGATTTTAGGATAGCCATAT